AAGAGCCTCCATTATCAATATCGGCTAATGCTGTGACAATAGCAGATTTAAGTGAATTAAAATCAGATGCTGCAATAGCTGCAGCTTTAAGTGCTTTGAGTGCAGTACCTACACGCTTAACATCCATTGTGGTGCCATCGTCTAGGTTGAAATTAACGTTACCTGCTTGGATGTTACCTGCAAAATATGCGTTTCCTGATGAGGTAATTGTAGAGGAAGGAGTAGAGTAACCCTTTGTAAATCCATACCAAATGTATGCACTAGTGTCCTCTTGACAAGCTGCAAAATAGCCTTCCTGGCTAACCTGTGATCCGGCGGCACTACCACTGTTCGGATTGCCACCACAAGTAACAGACTTATTAAAGTTAGCAGTACCGTCATACTGAATTTCGGTGGTATTTGTTCCGCTCTCGTTTACACCTCTGAAAGCATATGCGTTTCCACTACCATCGTGATTTGCAATAAATCCAGCAGATCCGTTGGTGTTTATTTCTTTTGCGTCGATCCTGCCGTTAGATTTTAATTGCAGGGTTATATTGCTAGTTGCACTACCACCTCGGTAGCAGCTGTAAACAGCACCACCATCGTCACGTCTAACATCAACAGCTGTCGCATAATAAACAGAGCCTTCGCTAGCTGGCGATGTAGCTCCTAATGTGATTGAGCCGTCAGACTTAATTGCTGCATTGACACGTCCATTCAGTGAAGCGTGGAAACATCCATCACCGGATACTGTGCGATCAACATTAACAACGCCTGAAGCTGTCACGCTGCCGTTAGCCTTCATTGTGATGGTTGACGTGCCATCTGACTTTTGACCGTCAAAGACGATCCCGCTGTCATTTAAGTTTTTAGCTTGAATGGCAGGGTAAGGACCTCTAGAATCATTCGCTAAAAATACACCACCGACTGTTGAATCTGAACCAGTCATGTTGGCTTTAATTGTCCCATTCGCATTGATGCTGCCGGTTCCATCATTATCAATGTTGACAGTAGTTTCGCCAGCATTGTTGTAAGTCCGAAGATTAGCGGCAGAAACAACACCACTTGGCGTCATAGTGGTCCCAACACCATTCTCTGATTGCGGATCACCGATTGTCACGACACCAAGGTCGGTGATTTTCATGCATTCTCTAATTGAACTGCCTGCGGGTTTTGTAGAGAACAGCAAATCGCCATTATCTTTTTGAGTCGTGCTACCACCAGTTCGACCGGCGATGCTTGCAATTCTTGTACCATTCCAGTCGAAACCTTGGAAACCAACAATTTCGTATGCGGTTGAAGTATCTTTGCCGATGTTTATATCGTTAGTCGTGGTATTGCCATTATCAGTAACTGATTGCAGTGTACCTACTTCAGGACCACTACCACCGCCACCAGCTCCAGCAGGAGAGGCGTCAACCCACTGTACTGTATCTGCATCTCTATAGTAGATATAGAGCCTAGCATCACCTGTAGAGTACCACAGGTCCCCCTCAGCAGGGTCAGTAGGAGGAGTTGCAGAAGTAGTTACATCAGAACCTCCTGTTCCACCATCAGGTGAAGCATCAATCCACTGTGATGTACCGTTTGGATCAGTATAATAAATATAGAGCCTACCGTCTGTTGTACAGAACCACAGGTCTCCTTCATCAGCACCAGCCGGAGGGTCAGCATCTACAGCTACTTTAGCGTTTTCACCTGCATTGATAATAAGTTCTTCCCATTTAACCTTGTAAGGGGTAGCATCCCTCTCAACGATAAATAGGTCATCGTTTAATAAATTAGACATAATTATTCGTACCTAAATGTATAGTTGTAGAAGGCATAGACTTGGGAAGAGTATTGACGTAGAAGATTTTCCAAGTCATCAGCACTGCCAGGTAAATTCCTCATATCAAAAAGATTTTGTCTAATTTCCATCAATGCATTATAACTATCAGTATCAGAAGGTGGGTACTGTTGAACAGTCAGCATATCGATTAACTGCATTAATTCAGTAATCTCTGACCTCATTGCATTAGCTTCAAATGCCGTGTTATCTTCTGGAGTAATTTCAGGGCGACCATCCCAATCAGTTCCAGGGTATTGGTTTTCACTAAATTCCTGGATAGTTTGAGCCATTGATTTGACTCCTAAAGCATCTGCATCTTGAGCTGCAGTTTTATAAGGCATAATTGCTAGACGACCTCTACCAATACTATACCTTACATTACGAGCTGAATTTACCTTAGCAGACATAATAAATGTTACCTCTGCTCCAGGTTGGAATCTAATAAGACCAATTTTAAGAGTAGGTGTATTTTCAGATCTTGGACCGTAAGATTGAGATTCTTGGTTGTAAAGGGTAGCAATGTTAATGTCATGTGGTACGCCAAGAGCACCACCATCTTCAAATGTAGCCCCTTCAACTTCTACTTTAGTTTCACCATAAAACCAGTGAGGACTTGTTGAAACCAAAGAATTAATTACTGTAGCTCCAGAGGAACTAAAATAATAAACAATAGCCATGTCCGCATCGTCAGGCATTGTTGCTGTCCAACGATGTGATTCAGTCCATGCTTTTGCAGAATATGCAGCACCAGCTTGAGAAACATTATTCCAATTATCAAGCCATGAATCAAACTGTGGATTCATTCCAAGAGTATATGTATTATACTCATTATAAACAGTACCTTCAGGTGTCAACGGTACAGTCTCAAGGTCTACATTAGTTTCACCAGGCGATACTGAACCATCAGGGAGGATGTTTAAACCACGACCAATCTTAATAATACCACCAGTTTCCCTCGTAGCATAAGGAACTACACCAGTTTCACCTTGTGGTCCTACAAGATTATCAGTAATAAAACCTAAGTTATCATCACTTTCAAATCTAATTTGATAGTTAGGAGGGCTTTGATCTGTTTCATCAATAATAGTAGTGCCTGTCCATCCTTTACCAGGGGCACCATCTTGTCCGTCAGTTCCATCAGTTCCATCGACTCCAGGTTCACCCTGAGGTCCACGAATAGGACCACCTTGATCAAACCAAGTTACACCATTTGAATAGTAGACTTTATTAACATCATCTACAATCCAAAATTCAAGAGGATGTGCTGGAGCATCAGGAAGCTCATCATAGGTATCAACAATACCTGAAACGGACATACCCTCTCCAGGGGCACCTGCGGGTCCTGGTGGACCTTGTGGTCCTTGCGGTCCAGGAACTCCAGGCTCTTCTGGCAGTTCACCGACTGCCCATGTATTAGTAGCTGAGTTGTACTCACCTTTAATATAGCTGCCATCAGGCTGCGGTTGTACAACAATGTCCCCATCTTGGGGGTTAGCGGGAAAGAAAAAACTCATGGTAGTGCAGAAAGTTGAGAAATAGAGAAGTTTACAACAGGCTTATTAACAAAGGTGTTGTCAACAACAATAGGTAAATTACCAGTAACTTCATCAACAATACCTTCGCCAGATGCACCAGCAGGAATAGTGAAGTTTAAAATAGCAACATTACCTTCACCAGTGTTGACGACATTAGCTTCAGTACCTGGAGCACCAGTATAGGTTTCTCCTACAGACACATCAGCCGCTGCACCATTAGTACCAGGAGTTCCCCTAGGTCCAGTGTTTACATAGGCAACCCAAGCTCTAGCTTGAGGATTCCAATAAGAAGACCAACAATCATCAGTATTCATCCAGCCTTTACCAGGCTGTTGATATGGAATAGTACGAGGACGAACATCCCCAACAATAGTATCTTCTCTAGCAGCAATAGCACCGCTACTTGCTAGATAATCTTGATCACCATTACCATCCCATTTACCTGCTTCTTGGTCTTCTCTATAAAATATCTCATCTTTATTTACATAATCATCACCTAAACTATTTTTAAAATCTTCCAAAGAACAACGTCCTTCTTGAATAGCAAGACGGAGTTGATCAAAATCATCGTTTAGGTCCTGTGCTCTAATAGCACTGCCTGGGTAGAATGAAGCCAGCATAGACTCCAAATCTGTACGTCTAGTAATCCAAACGTTAGGGACTTTAGGGTCTTGCGGAGGGGGTGGTGTTCTAACAAATTTAACCGTAGTTGCATTTTCCTGAATCATGAAGGATCCAGTAGGTTGAATAATCCACTGACCTTCATCATCCATGATAAAGCCGAGAACATCTTCCCAGCTTAAATAGGTAAAAGGAATAGTAAAAAGTTGCTGTTCTCCGTTACCAAAATATTTGACTGAAACACTTTCGCATTCGTTGCCGTAACTAGTTGTCATTAGTTAATACCCAATAGTTGATTTAATTTTTCTTGGTCATTCAATTTTTGTGTTTGTTTGATAAGTTGTTGTCTATTGGCTTTTTCAAGAATACTAGCATCTTTAATTTGAAGCTGCTTTTTAGCATTACCTACAGCTCTATTAAGAGCAGCATTAATCTCTCTAACTACAGTGCTGTTAGCCCAGCTAACCATATTATCTCCAGATTTACCTGGAATACCTGCTGCTCTCATCCGTTTCATATCGTCTACTTCTTTTTTACTTTGTGGTTTATTCCAAATACGGACAACCTCTTTAGCAAATGTACCGTCTTCACCAATAAGCCGTTTAATTTCAGAGATTTGTCGGGCATCCATTTTAACCCCAAGAGCCTGCTTAATCATAGCAGTACCGGGGAACTCTACTATCTGCAGAATCTCTTCTGCTTTAGTTTGAGTCTTACTGAGTTTAACAGGAAGAATTGAGCTACCTATGAAATTTAGACCTTCTTTCTTTTGACCAGTAACAATACTATAGTCATAAGGAAGTTCTTCTGTAATACCTAACTCACCAAGGATAGTCCATTTGCTTGCTAATTGACTCAAAAATTCTGTTTCTACTTCCCTGTAAGCAGGGTCAATAGTTCTACCTAGTTGATTAATTAGTGAAATAGAACCAAGGTTAGCAAGATAGTTATTCATAGCTCCAGGTCTGCCGGATACAAAATCAAACAACGGTTGAAGACCTTTGACAAATGTTTTGTTGGTAATGTTATCACCAAAGATATAGGCAATTTTACCCATAAGGTTTTCAGTTCTTGCAGTACCTAAAGAGTCAAAGTTTTCAAGAATATCAACATTAAGAGCAAGGATACTGGAAATAGGTTCAATGCCATCATAAGAAATCCAAGGCATGCCAGGTCCTAATCTCCAAGACCTTTTTGGTTTACCTGCCAAATCTGATTCCATCCTACCAGTCGTCCTATCATAAGAACCATTACCAGTCATGTTGCCTGTTGACCAGGCAAAACCAGCATAACCAGTAACCATAGTACCTAGAATAAGCCTACCTTCTGTTTGACGTTTAAATCTAATCCAATTATCTTCGCTATATTCAATACCTTTATTAGCCAAGAACTTTTTAATTTGCTCAGGGTCTTTTAAAGAATGTGCTCTCCAATAGTCTACGCTAAGAGGGCTGTGCTTAAACAGAAAACTTGTGCTGTTAAGCATCGTCTTAGGGAACAAGATAAGAGTTTTAAGAATAGGTACGTTGTTAAGACCTTGACCAAGCATTGATGAGAAGCGATCACCACCATCAATGTTCATTGCCATCTCACCAGCAGCAAACTTTAGATCTGCATTTTGAGGTCTAAAGTCAGCATCTAGTTGAGTTATAGCATAATCGTATCCTTCTTTAGCAACCTTTTCCTCAATCTCTTTCATTGCTTTTTTAGTAAGCACACCGCCATTCTCTTGAATAGACTGTCTAAGAAGTTTACCTTTCCAATCAGTAAGAATAACAGCAATGTTATTAGCAGCATCACCTGCTTCCATTAAGTTAGTGCTATACCTAAAGTATTTGCTATCAGCTATGGCTTGCATGTTTTTCATAGCATTGACTTTCATCTGGAACAAAAGGTCACCAGACTGGTCAGCATAGTTCTGAGCTGCTTTCATCCAATCCTGTTGTGCAATAATGCGGTCTTTGTAGTCAGCTCTTGCCAATTCAGACATAGGTAGAGACTGGACTTGCTTAAACCTTTCACCCATTATTCGTGCAGAAATCGCACTATATGACTGAGCATTATTGAAATACTGTGCCAGAATAATTCTAGCTTCCATAACGTCTGGTGCTTGTAATCCCATTTTTATTGGAAAACCCTTACCACCGACTGAAACATTTATTGGATTAAGAGCACCTAACGCTTCAGTAGTAGGCTTCATAACGAAGTTTACTATGTTGTTTTGGATAGCTTTAATAGGAGTATAAAGACTACTCAATTTAAAAGCATAGAACAAACCACTAATAGCTTCTACCATCAAACCAGGAGATGCATAGCCCCAGTTCTTAACAACACGCCTACCCTTAGTAGCATCTTTAATAGCTTGAGTAAGACCAGTGACTTCTTTAATGCTACCGTTTGTCAATTCATAGGCTTGGTTTATAGCTTCAGCATATTTAGGATTAGTCTTTTCAATTTGTTTGATCTCTTTAGCTAGCCTATTAGTTTGAGCTGCTTTCTCTGCTGCTTCTGCTTTCCAAGCTGGAATCAGTTCATCAGGAGATACATTCTTAAGACCTTGCTTACGGACATTCAATGCCCAACCTGCATAACTACCAGCCAGTGTACTTTCATAATCAAGGAATTCGATCATGTTAAGCATACGCTCAGTAATACGCTCTGTAGGGATCTCCTTGCCGATCAGACCGATTCCAACGGCACTATCCATAACATCGTTAGCCATGGATGTTTGAGCCAATGCAGAGGCTTGTAGGGTGCCCTTAGAGTAATCATCCAAAAGTTTAGCAGACATCTTAAAGAATGCTGCACCTGTTACAGGATCTACAATATTAATCTTTTTACCACCGACACCTACAGTATCATAATCAATGATTTTTTTAAGGTCTTCAAGAGGAAGTTGCATCATTTCTGCTACAAGAGCATCCAGTGCTTTGACAACTTCTTTATTATTTCTCCATTTGTTACCTACTAGAAAATCAAGATCCAACGCCTGAAGATCTCTAAGTGCAGATTGTATGCCTTTAATAATAGTACGTTTTTCTAAACTACCTTGACTGATAGCATCTATAGCAGCTTCACTAAGAAAACGAGGGATGCGTCCATTACCGCCAGGTGTAGTCTTTTGAATTTTATAATTATCAACAACTGCTTCCATTATTCCGTCAGCACTAACTGCTTTAGGAACACGCTCAGCTTCATCGAAGAGACCACTCTGAATATAATTATCGAGGTCAGATCTCCAAGCATCAGGAATCTCACCACCGTTATCAGCTAAGCGTTTCAAAGCCATCTCTTGATCACTCAGTTCACGCAAACCTTCATCTTTAATCAGTTCCCTAGCAATAGGGTTCTTTACTTCTTCAGGTACGTCAACTTTGTTTTTAAGTTTTTCTACAGCTTCTCTACTAACAGCATCATTACCTCTTACTTTATCTAGGAAACCTTTAGCAATAGGTTTACCTAACCTAAACAAAGAAGCAAGCAGTGTACCAAAGACACCAAAACCTACTGCTTCATACTGTTGTTTAATACGCTTAGCTTCAGGAGTATCGCTATCTTTAGTAGCAATAAAATCAGGTAGATCCATACCAAGATCTTCCTTCAGCACTTGACTAAGGTTACCGTTTTCAGCAGCTCTAGTTGCATCCAACCAAGCTACCTCAGCACCAATATCAAATGCAGCAGACCCTAACCTATCACCAAAGCTACCTTTAGGAATAGATTTAAGCATGCCTCTACTTCTGAGTGCTTTAACGCCTTTACCTCTACCTACTCCAATAGCAATAAGAGGAACAGCTAATTGTAAAAATTCAGAAAGAGCTTTGCCCCAACTAGTTTTTAACTCAGGGGCACCCTCATCAATGTTAACCCATTCAGGTTCAGACGCACCATAATTAATTACATCTTCAACGATAGAAGTAGTAGCGTCTCTAATAGCATTGGCACCCTCTTGTACTGGATTGTTTTGATCCGGTGCAGCTGCAGGTTGTGGTTGAGGAGATTGATCTAGACCAGGGAAAGGAGATACTTGTTCGTTAGGAGTTTCCCTATATTGATCTAGATTTTTTTGATTCTGTAACCATTCTTGTTGAATTTCCCGTGTTTCTTGGTCAAAGGCTTGTTGATCAAAGCCATAACCATCGTTAGGTGAACCCATTGAGGGTGTCCATGAAGAAGTCATTAGTTCATTGTTGTAGTTGTCTGATAGCAGGATTCAAACCAGGGACGTATCCTTGGTATCCAAACTTAGCAGCGCGTTCTAGTACGCCTGGAGCGTAATCAGTATTCTCTCTGTTACCTGGAATGGGACCATTATAATATTCGACATTGCCCATGCCTCCGTTGTACGCATACAACGCAAGTTCAAGATCGCCATTAAAATAATCCATCAGATAGCGTAAATATTTAGCAGCACCATAGATGCTAGAAATAGGATCATTGACATCTACACCAAACTCTCTAGCAGTAGCTGGCATAAATTGTGCAAGACCTTGAGCACCAGCAGGGCTGACAGCATTCTTATCCCACCTAGACTCTTGTTCAATTAGACCTGCCAATACAGCAGGATCAACACCGTGTGCATTTGCAGCTTGTGATACAGCAAAGCCGTAGTGATGAGGAACAAAGCTAGGATCAAAACCCCACTCTGGACCGCCTTGACCACTAGCAGTAGGATCTACGTCTCCACCTTCTGGAAACTCACCTACTGTTTGACCTACATAAGGATCTTCATCAGCATTTTGGCTTGGATTAGCTCCTCTAGGAGTTACAGTAGTCATCCGCATAATACCACGACTACGTCTATTGTAAGAAGGATAGGTATTAAGAAGCCGTTTAATTTCAGGATCAGACTCTGCTTCTCTTCTAGCAGCATTAGGTAGTTGAATATCAACACCTTTAAATGCTTTAGCTTGGATCTGTAGAATCTCCCAAGGACTTACCCTACCACCAAAATAAACAGTAGAGATATACTTAGCAGCATAGGGTACTTCATAACCTGCTGTACCAGAGTTTTCAATAGCATCAGTCAACTGATCTTCAGTCAACAGGATTTTAGTATCAAGAACTCGTTGCCTATTAGGACCAGCATTAGCAAAAGCAGTTTCAATTGCTTTAGCTTGTTGACTAGCTAACGCTGCTCTTTCTTTTCTTAGACGTGCTTCGGGTGTCCCATCCATTCCCCGGATTAGTTTAATAAAACCTTCCTTCGGTGAGAACCAGAAAGGACTTGTTACATCAGTATTGCCTTGATCAATCTGCTGCTTAACATATATGTAAGCTTGGGTTGCAGCGTCTGATTCAGACATAGTAAGACGATTTTTATTATAAGCTCTAATAAATAAATCTGCTGCTAAACCTTTAGCTAGGTCAATACCTGGAGTTAGTTTAATAGAATCATAAGGAATTTGACCATTCCTAATTCCTTCTAACATACCAGGAACATTTTCAATATCTGATTCAAGTTGATCAATTTGCGGAGCGTCTTTAACTTCAGCCCCGGACTTTAAACGTCCGGCTCCTGGGCTAATGTTTTTACGGACTGACCATGGGATATTGAGGTTGTTAATATAGGGAGACATGTCAAGACCGAGAGACATAGCCCGGTCGACAATATCTTGCCAATACTTTTCATCTTGTTTCTCTTTTGTAATGAATGAAAGGTTATCTAACCTAGGGTCATAAACTCCGTAGGCTGCAGTTGATCTTGCTTTAGCTTCTTGTAAATCTTTCTCAGTAACCGGCTTACCTTTAACTGTCCATTGTTCAATAAGTGGGTCAGCATAAGCTCGGGCTGCTAATGCTTTTTCATTATCATCTAATGTATTAGCGTCAATAGCATTCTTTTGAATTCTAGCATATGCTGCATTGAATTCTTTTTTAAATTTAATACCTAGTGGAGTCTTACCATCAAATGACATAAGACCAGCCCAAGCATCTAAAGTTTGAGTATCGGTTACTTGGCTAAGTGCTTGAACTCTAGACTCAGCTCTAGACAGACCTGCTGCTCTGTACAAAGCCTGTGAAGTATCCCAGTTAGATTGACTAGGACCATTTTGAATAGCAGTGTTACCGTCTTGTTTACTAAGATCTCTTTGATTTTGAAGCTCTTCGCTTCTCCATTGATTAAGGATTGCTTGGTCAGAATCTCGCATCTGTGGAAACAGAAACTCATTCAGAAAAGCATCATTGAAATTAAGAAGACCGGAGTTAACCATCCAGTTTTCACGGTATTGTTCAAGAGCTTGGATTTTATCATTAAGGGACATATTAGGGTTTTGCCTAATAGCCTCCATTAATTCTGATTGTTGTTGCAGTGGGTAGCTCTCTCCTAGCTGTTTAAGGATACCTTGTGAGTAACCTACCTGCGTCCATGGTGACATACCACGAAGAGCTGCACCCATCTCATAAGAAATAGTTTGATTCTCAACAGCATCGTTAATGTCTTCAACACTATTAGCTTCATTATCGTTTAACTGTTGAAGAGATCTAGTAAATGCTTCCTGAACATTATCAGGAATACCTTCTGCATAAGCTTTATTTAAACCTGCAAGTTTATCTCTTTCGTTTTGTTCTTTCTGCCTTTCAATTAAAAATTTAGAAGCTGTTTCAGAAAACTCAGATAGTTTTTCTAAATTTTCCTCTTCTTGTTGAATTGATTTTAATTGTGTTGCTCTGTTTGTAAGGGCAGATTTACCAGTATTTATCATAGACTGGTAAAGAGTTTCACCTACGTTAGCCATTCCTTCTGATAGAGAAGGAACCCCGATAGGATTAAATTCACCCTTACCAGTATATTGAACAAATTGTTGTTGTTGTTGATTCATGGTTGGTAAGGAATAACGTCTAATCGTACAGGCTGCCCTGCTGGTGTAGTGGGTGTAGTGGGTGTACGTTCAGAAGGTGTAATATAAGGAAGACTCTCCGCTAATCCTGCTCCCATAGCTGCTCCGGCACCTTGAATTATACCACCAGGAATTTTATCTAAAGTAATGTTCTGCGTATTTTTAAAAACATTAGGTGCTCTCAAATCTGAATAGGTACTGAAACCATTGATAGCAGCTTGACCAAGATCAGCAACAAGACCCAAAGCACTAGGACCTTGAACAAAGTCAGGCTTAGGTGTTTCCAATCCAGGTTGTGGAGGTGTAGCTACATTACTGAAGGCTTGGTTTCTATTACTAATGTATTGTCTCCGTAGAGAATCTACATCATAATTAAAACGTTCGTTAGCACCAAGCAGATTGGCTGCCAGGATAGCCTGGTTGCGTCCGTATTGAGACATAGCATTCTGCATGTTCAATTGGGCACTTCTACCACTTTGACCGCTTGCAAGGGCTCTACCAGTAGCTTGACGTTCTGCAATAGCTCCTGCTTGTGTGCTAAAAGCTGCTGCATCATAAACTTCATTTAAACGTTTTTGGTTCTGTACATAACCGCGAGCTAATGCATCTTGTGCTGCACTTTCTCCTAAATCATATTCAACTAATTGACGGTTATAAACTGACAATTGATTACGATACCGTTCACGACGAAGGTTCTCGTCGATTAAGTATCGATCTCTAATAGCTTTATTAGCTGATGCACTTTGTGCTCGTTTATTGTTGAAGCTGTTAATTGCTCCAAGTCCTTGAACACCTGCTTGTGCAGCGCCTAAAGCCATAGCAGTGCCTGCGCTTATTGGTTCACACATAATTTACAAAATTCTATAAAGGTTAAATTGTTAGGTCCGTAAGTAATTTTACGCAAGAATTTAAACCCAAGAAATTTAAGCAATCGAAGGTGTGCTTCATTTCTAGCATCTACTATATTAAATAGAATAGGTTCTGTTCTGCTTTCAATGAAGCGTTTACATTCTCTTGCAAAAGCAATAGGGTAATTATGTATTTCAGGAGTACAGAGCATCCAGATAGCTCCGTTGTCATGTACTCCAGCCAGTCCGGCAGTCTTGCCGTTAGGCATGTCGAACGAAATACATTCATGATGGTTGACGGCATATGGTAGGACCACTTGAGGATCACTACCATGTCCTTCTACACATTCTCTGTAATCTTCATAACGTAGGTTAGAGGCTACATATTCTGCAGCCTCAACCGTTGCTGGGTGGATAGTAATTTTAGGCACGTTTGTAGTACATATCAGTGTAATCACCTTCCCATTCCATAGACTGTAAAGTACAGGGAGAAGGATGAGTAGAACTAAGAATTAATCTTGTTACTTTATTTTCAGCATAGATTGAAACATCCTGTGTCCATTCTTGTAAAAACGCTACTTCATTAGCTGGGTAAGCATCAGGTATAGAACTCTCATATAGTTCTGTATAATCATCTCTACCTAAAACTTTAACAGTAGTTTCATATACACCTACTTGACCGAAGTTTAGTTTAGCTCTATGAATAGTCAGAGAAGATCTAGTGTCAGATAAGGTAATACTATTCAGACCACGATTGGTTGTTTTAGTAGGATAAATTGTTGGAAATTCAACCTTCATATCATATTGATAACCAATCATCATACGGGTATTACCCCAATCACCATCCATGACAAACCAAGTTCCCATGTTATCTTGCTCTACTCTGACAGGTATTTTAGAACCAATCTGTTCAAAATAATAGCGTTTACCAGGACCATAAAGATCATCGTCACCTCCTACTGAATCAGAACCATTACGTTGGAATAGAGTAGGTGATAGCATGTAAGCTACTAAATTTCCTTTATCTACTTCGTCTGCAAAATAAATAAGTGGAGCACGGAAATAAGTTTGAACACCGTTACCTGTAGCAAAGTGAGTATAGACTGTAGCTTCACTAGGTTGTGCAATACGATAGTTATCTAAGTGAGCTTGGTAAGGTTTACCGTTCTCTGATCTTAAATCAATGTCTCCTACAACAGTAGAGGGTACATACTTATCTTCTACAAATGCTGTAGCAAGCTCATCTTTAAGGTCAATACGTTGGAGGGTAACAATATCAGCTTGATTATTAACATCACTAGAAGACTGTGCTATACTTACTGTCCAAAGGACATCATCCATAACACACATATAAATAAGATCTCCTAGCATAGTCCAGCGGAACCAAGAAGACTGTAAGCGTTCTTTATCATTATCAAAATAACGATATACCCAAATGTCTTTTGTGTTTCGATTAGCAACTGCAAGGAATTGATTATCTTTAGATGATGCTACTAGGTTTACACCATAAGGTATTAGCCTAGATACAGGTTTAGTTAGCTCATTGACATTAGCTTGACTTGCCCTGCTAATATCATACATCTCCATAACTCTTGTATGAAGACCTGCATTAGATGTAAAACCAATTGAAGTACCCATAGAGAATACAGGCACACCTCGATAAACTTCGTAAAGCCTACCGTCTGGCTGTCTAATCTGTCTTAGTTCAGCACCTGTGTAACGGTAAGTACCAATACGATTAAACCTAGCATTTTTAGGACTCAATACTTCAGAGTCTGTACTAAGTAAAAACTGTTGATCTCCAGTAAATACTACAAGACCATCTGATACTTCCATAGAGTCGTAAAGAACGGCATTAGCGTCACTGCCAGTAGTACCAACAGCAAGGTCAATAGGATCGTTATCCACTTGTGCGAGCGCTGATCCATTCCAAAAATTAAAAAAGTCTCCAGGTCTAGAACAAATTACATTATCACCTGACAACATGCACAACCTATTACGGAAGAATGCCATGTTGTTAATATAGCACCTACCGTCAGATCCAGGTTGAGAAATAAAACTAGGTGGAGGGTTAGTCTTTTCATCACCTACTAGCATAGGTTCCCATTCAACTGGTGATACAGTAAAAGAACCGTCTCTGTTTCTGCGCATTTGATGCGGCATGAATGCAGGGTTAATAACAGTATTAATATCAGGTGCTACAGTTTCAACCCATGCACCAGGACCATCAAGACCGTCAAACTCTGTTTCAAATATAGCATAGTAATCATCAAAATCACTATCAGTATTAGCAATTTTAACTCTGTATCCTCCCCTACATTGTGAAGGAAGGTCTGCAATGTTGTTCACCTCATTGGTGACAATATTCATTATGGCAGTCTCAGGAGTAGAAAAAGAAAATACGAAGTTAGGATCAGTGTGAGTAACGTATAGTCCATTACCAATTCGTTTAACAAAGAAATCAGAATTGTAAGCTATAATAGCAGCTTCAAGTTCTTTTAGGATTGTGTCGGCTGAAACATTTGTACCATCTGGTGTGATGTCAGGTTCAATAATGTCTTCAGCATCTGTGTAAAAAGTCTCTGTCTTATTAATAAGAATAGTATAAGTTTTACCACCAGCTTCCATTTGCACAGTATCGCCTACTTGCCAATTTATACCTGGATTTAAAACCTCTACATTAGCTTCATAATTACACTTATATTCAGGAGAAGTAGCATCACCTTCAACTTCTCTTAAACCTCTAACAGTTAATCTAAGTCTAAGGTTAGTCTTATCACCTTCGTTAAAGACTTCAGTTTCAGTAGCTTGAAGTTCACAAGTTTGATCGTCATCTACAGTGTACTTACCGTTAACAACTTCTGCATCTAAAACTCTAGTGTACGGAGTGACTTCAGAGCTTTCAGTTTTACAATAAAGAGTATAAACTTTGTTAGGTGCTGCTGCTGTTACTTCAATAAAGTTTTCAGTTTTGTTATCATTATAAGAAGATCCAGACAGCATTGCTGTAGGGACCCTAGGATTACAGAAGAAGACGGTGTTACCAACTGTCAGAGTTTTAAGCTGATTTGACCCGTCTTGTGTTAAATATTGAGGAACTGTATTTGTTTGAATGATAGCCCTTAATGAAGGGTTAGCACCGTAACCACAATTAGAAGCTTCATCTTGATAAGCTGCATACAGTTGATCAAGTTCAGCTCTCAATGCTGTTAATTCATCTTTAAGTGCATCGATCTCTGCATCACCAGTGCTGTTATCTTTAACAGCAACCATTTCATAGAGATCTACATTTTCATATCTATTGCCTTTATAATAAACAGTAACATCAGTTTCAATTCTACTGCCTCTAACCAGACTATCGTAACCGCCTGGTACATTAGTAGGTACTTGAATGTCAGGACCGCTCTTTCTAATGTAACCTTCAAACAAAGTTAAACGGTCTTCTTCTCTAGGATAGTTAGTATCTCCTGTGTAGTTATCATCAGACAACCAGTCTTCGTAACTGGTATAGCCTGGTGGAAACCTTACAGTAACATAGTCTAGCTTTACATCATAAAAAATTTTTCTCGGAGGATTCTGAGCATCTGCTGCCTGATCCCCTACAAGATTATTATAGATTAATTCTTTTTCATTAATTTCTTTTTGCTTATCTTGCCATGCTGTTTTAGAAGCAGTCAAAGCAGCAATATCGCAATTAGGATAACCTGTGGTAGGTAGTCCATCAAATTCCCATGTGCCATAGTAAACAGGTATAGGTAAACCATCGGCACAGTTAAACATTTTAACTTGACCATCGGTCTGAACGCAACCAATATACTTTTGGTTGTCAGCATAATTAAAATGAAACCATGTACCTTCTGGTTCAGTAACGAGAGGATTAACTAATCTACTACCTGCACGTTTACGCAAACCATCTGTGACATCAGGGAATACATTGACAGCATCTCTCACTGATCCAAGAGGCATCAATTCATCTGGTTGTTGGGAGATGCCACCAATATAATTGGGGATCTTTTGAGTGATAGAAGTCATAGCCTATGAAATGTTCTATATGGTTGGAACGGACGGTACACAGTACCTTGTGGTGTACCAAAGAAACTATAATCTCCTTGGTTGCATTCATATTCTATACATGAAGCACGGGTCATTGCCTCCTGTTGTTGAAGCATCTGTGCTAGTTGCGGGTTACCTACCATTTGAGTTGCAGCCCGGCTAGCAGCTTTAGCAGTAATGTATCTCCTAAATACACTAGGCAGATCTTCATAAGGAAACTTCCATAGAATATCCATATGGAAAGTACCTTCAAAAATAAAACTATGCTTCATTTTATTATACAGTTTACCGTCTCTTTGTACTACATCAGTAGTTTTAATTACTTCATTATCTGATACATCCATTCGGAGAATATTATCAGGAATTTTAATAATACCTTCTGCATCAGGGACTAGTGGATAATAGCATTCTGTATTATAAACCCATCCTTCGTTCTGTACATCACGAGATGCTTCCATTAGCAATTGATATGCAAATGCAGTCTGTGGATTTTCAAAATTAAGACGAGGAATAGGTGCTTGACCGATGCTCGCCAGGATCGAGTTTACACTGGAAAGTTCGGTTTCAGTATCGAAAGTTGTAGGTTGCATAACGGTCAATAAAAAAGCCCCCACCGGAGTGAGGGCATAAAAGAATTAATCAGTGGTACGTGTGATTGCACCAGGGGCAGCGTCAGCTTCAACGCCACTGTAAGCAAAGCGCAGGGCTTGGGTCACAGAGTAAACGTTAGAAGGACCACCACCAAAAGCAGTACGTGCAACTGATGAACGGACAGCAGTAGTCTCAGGAGCACTCAGGTCACCACCGGAAACACTACCGGTAGTCTCAGCAAGCTGAGCAAGCAACTCCGCAGGAGTACATGAACCTGCTACACCATTATCACCTGCTGGTTGTGTAAGGTTTGCCATAATTTATCAGGATCCTTGATCTGGAATTGGATTACCGCTAGATGCGGTAGTCGTGTACTTAGATTTTGCAGAAGTGCGACCAGCTTCGACAGGAGAGAGTCCATCTTGTGTGATAGACTCTGTTCCGCCAATGCCTCTCGCAGCCTCAATCGTACAGTATTTCTGTACGCCAGGTACTAGAGATGAAGCCATTGGTTATACTCCTATCAAGCAGCTTGCAGTTCAATTGCAGCAGCAGGGTTCAGCCAGTCAGCGCCCATGGCGAGACGACCAACGATCAGGTCGCCCTGATACATGGTCTTAACATCGGCACCAGTTGTTTGAATCTGGGGTCCAATACCTTGGACAACAGCAGCTGCATCACGCTGGTAGATAAGACCACAGCTAGAGCTGAAGTCACCAGAGTAATCGTTGTTCTCACCCAGTTCGCGGGTAACAGTACCAGCCATGAAAGGCAGGTTGTTAGAACGACGAATAGAAATACCAGCAATTTCATACAGACCTTCACCAGTATTCATAGAACCTTGATCGTTACCATAACGACGGTTCAGAATGTTGGTGTCAACCTGAGAGATCAACGCATAATACTGTCTTGGGCTGAGGACCGCCGTACGTCCTGACCCAGGCACATTTTTTTCGTCGAGAATTGAGGCTGCCTCGAAGAATCCATCGACCAAAGATTGAGCGTTGAATTCATTACCGGAGCCAAGATTAATCACAGAACCACCAGGCTCAGGACCAGGAGATGCGGTGATAGGATGTGCTTGACGTGCAGAAAGTGCGATAGTACGGAATACTTTCTTATCGTAAGCTTCTGCAAGAGCATACCCGATCTTATTTGAGATCTCACTTCTCAGAGAGTAGTGCGCAAGGGTCTCATCAAGTTCGTATACGAATGCACTGCTGACGAGAAGATCATCCATCAGAATAGTCTTCTCTGCCACGGGAGGATTGTCGCTACCAAGAATAGCGGTACCAGGCTGATGGTACTGGCTATCCATACGTCCAGTATAGATGAACTGGAGACTGCGACCGTTGCGGAGGGTACGGTTTTGAACAGTTTCTTTAGCGATGCAGGCACTTTCATAAGCCTTGATCATCTCTCCGCTAAAGAGCTTTAGGTAGGTAGCATACTTAGCATCGTAATCTGCACCACCTTGAGTCAGACCCAAACCAGGGGTCTTGTTGATATTACCAATAGCGGTAATACCCATATCTTGCTTGGTACCATACACGTACGAGGCGCCTGTGTTAGCCTGCGATACGGTATTACCATCTTGTGAATAAAGTGAAGCCATTGTTCTAAATTAAAATGTATAAACGTTCTTAACTAGTTAAAATTTTTTGTTGGAAAATTAAAGGTCTTTCCGAACCCGGATTCGGTAAGCGTTATCCTCGTAAGGGCACCTACCAATAAGTGAGGGAGGGCTCGAACCTCCCTGTTAGCCTTAACTAATCACTTGGTGTAACGAACACCACGATAGCAATACTGCTTTTTCATGATGAAACCTCCGAAGAGATCCTTAGGTCCCGTTCCATACCTAAGGCGTCATGCGTCCTCTTTGTATTGAACCTCAAGCATCAGCCTATCTAATTCAGATTTAAGATGTAGGTAAGCTATCTGTTCTTCTGGGTCACCGCCTGACCAAGTTTCAATGTACTTAGTCACAGCTTTATGCACCATAAGTATCCAGATATTATTTACTGTAAGGTTCATAATAAAGGGATGAACGGAAGGATTTATTTAAGCAAAGTTTTCGCCAACAGTAGTAGTCTCAATAGGTGAGACCTTTGCACACGCAGTAACACGTTGTGCCATTGTACCACTGTCAGGCTGGTCACCCTGTGCAGCGTTAGAGCCACCAGGGATAAAGGGTTGGTTGTTAGCAACAGCAACTGCAGTTACTACACTGTCAATATCAGGTTCGTAAGCCATGATTAAGAGATTCGGATTTTAACAATTTGCATGGTCCGATAAAGACCACCCACGGGAACACCACCAGCAGCAGCGGCAGTGTCATTAGCGTATTCAGAGAGAACAGTGGTGAAAGTAAGAGCTGATGCTTCAACTCCACTAGAAGTAACTGAGAAGTTTTTGTCACCAGAAGCTATGCCTCCAGCGTAGAAATCAAGACTAGAGCTGACGTGTTTGATAGCAGCAGTGGCTGCACCGCCAGCATCAGAGAAGAGCAAACGCTTTTCATCATTAGCTTTAATTTCAATATCAGGGAAGCTCTTAGCAATAGAAATGTTTCCAGTAAATGCTGCACCGGAAAGGTTTGCTTTCCCACTGATGTCCTGGTGAGACTGTAGAGCGGAGTCTGCTTTAGCACCCTGTGCTGCAGTAGCGAAGTCACCGGTAGCTGCAGTAGCAGCAGTACCAAGGGTTACACCGTCAAGCTGGTTCAGCTCAGTAGCAGTAGAGGTGACAGCAGTACCATCAATTTTTAGTGCTGATACGTCAACACCATCGGATGCAACTGACATAACTTTATCGCTAGCAGTTACACCACCAGCAAAGAAGTCAAGCTCAGAGTCTACATTCTTAATGGCACCAGTAGCACCACCGCCTGCATCAGTAAAGAGAAGTCTTTTCTCTTCATTTGACTTAAGTTCAAAGTCAGGGAACTGACGCTGGACAATCAAACTACCAGTCAAAGTACCACCACCAAGTCCAAGCTTATCAGCAAGGGCTGTATTAGTAGCGGTCTCATTGCTATCTACATCTGACTGTACTGCATCGATAGCAGTCTGCAAAGTAGTTTGTAAGTTAGTGCGGGCTGTAGCAGCAGCCGCTTCATTAGCATCAACATCTGCTTGGACAGCAGCCACAGCAGTAGCTGTAGTTGGATCAGCTTCGAGTGTATCCAGACGTCCACTGAGAGCAGCCTCAGCGGCATCAGAAGCAGCCTCATTAGCGTCTACGTCAGCTTGTACTGCAGCAACAGCAGCGGCTGTTGTAGGGTCAGCTTCAAGGGTATCAAGGCGTCCACTAAGTGCAGCTTCTGCAGCATCACTGTCAGCTTCATTCTGATCTACATCAGCCTGGACTGCTGCAATAGCTGTATTAGCTGCAGTTTCATTAGCATCAACGTCTGCTTGTACTGCAGCAATGCTAGAATTAACAGTAGTGATAAAGTTTGCATCATCACCAATGGCTGCAGCAATCTCATTCAGTGTATCAAGTACACCAGGAGCAGCATCAACCAAGTCAGATACAGCAGTGTCAACATAGGTCTTAGTTACTGGATCTAGTTCCAATGCATCGAGTCTTGCACTGAGCACACCACGGGCGTTAGAACCAGTCAGTGCTTCAGCATCAATGTTTGCTTGAAGTGCAGTCTGCAGTGCAGTACGTGCAGTAGCTGCAGCAGTAGCCAGTGCATCGATGTTGTTTTGCAACGTTGTGTTAGCCGTTGCCATGGTGGTAAAGAAAGCAGGGTCATCAGAGATAGCCGCTGCGATTTCATTCAAAGTATCGAGAGTTTCTGGAGCATCAGCCAACAGCGTTGACATCTGACCAGTCAATGTATCGACATTTTGCTTAAGAGTTTTAACTGTAACGCCGAATGCTGATTGGGTGTCGATAACAGCTACGACTTTTTGACCGAATTGTGACATAATTATTCAGTAGTTGAGATTGTCCAAGAGAAGGAAGTAGAGTCTTCTGCTGCACTAGATTGAATAGCAACAGAAAGAGATGAAGCACTAGGGAATTCATTAGCAACTTCAACTGTTGCTGAAGCTTGGTTGTTAGGACCACTAATTGTACAAGCACCATTCCTGACACTCCACTGCCATAATGCTTTAGAAGCAGGGAGGTTACCAGTATAAGTTGCTGTGTAGTTAGCGGTTGCACCTTTCAGTATTTCTTCGATCTGGGCTTCAGTCAAAGGTGTGTTAGTAGTAGTGTTTGTTACAGACAAGGTACCGATGGTGTAATATTCCATAGGTCCAAGTTCGTTACTAGCAACCATAGTGCTTTGACCATCACCTGAAGTAACAGTTACCAGACACTTCATGAGTTTACCAACATCATAAGAGGTGACTACGGTTGTCTGACTCATGTAAGGTACTTCCCAGATCATTGCATTGGTTTCATCAACCCAGAAATAATCAATTTGATATGAGCCATCACCACCAGTTACAGTCGGTGTTGTACAAGTAATTGTTTCACCAACATAAGGAAGACCTGATGCAACAGGAGTGCTAACTGAGAGTGGTGTGTAAGCTACAGTTTTAGTGTTAGTAAAGCTGTTTACCTGCACTACATTTTCAGGATCTGTTGCAGCATCTCTTGCTTGAACTTGCAATCTAATCTGTCCACCGGAAACATTAGGATAAGACACCTGTTGTAAATCATTGGGATAGTTAGTCCAAGTACCATTAACCCAACTATCTTCTGGCTTAGCTCTAGTTTGGAACCGCCACCTGTAGACAGTGTTGTCAGGGTTACCACCAACAAAGGTTCCAGTTGTAGCTGTTAATGTATTGCCTTCCTCGTAGATGTTATCTTCATGCCACAAGGGTTTATCAGCAATACTTAGTTCATCCCATGGGTCAGGTCCGGGGACTGGTTCCCATGGGTTTCCATCTGAGTCAACTACCTCAACGACATTAACGTGCTGAGTGTAGTGGGGCATATTTGTATCGACACCCACCTCTTCCACTGAAGCGATGTTAAGTCGTTGAAGGTATTGAGACATTTTAATTATCCAATAGTAGGAGTTTTAAGAGCAATAGGCACAATGTTATTTGCAGCCAAGTCAAGGGGGAAGTTGTGAGCATTGCGCTCATGCATAACTTCAAAGCCCAGGTTAGCACGGTTAAGTACATCAGCCCAGGTGTTGATCACTCGACCCTCAGCAGATTGTACCGACTGGTTGAAGTTAAATCCATTCAGATTAAACGCCATAGTTGATACACCAAGAGCAGTAAACCAAATACCCACAACAGGGAAAGCTGCCAAGAAAAAATGAAGAGAGCGAGAATTATTGAAGCTCGCATATTGGAAGATGAGCCGTCCAAAATACCCATGAGCCGCCACAATATTATAGGTCTCTTCTTCTTGACCGAATTTGTAGCCATAGTTTTGAGACATTTCTTCGGATGTTTCACGTACCAAGGAAGACGTAACCAAACTACCATGCATAGCTGAGAACAGAGCCCCACCAAATACGCCGGCAACACCAAGCATATGAAAAGGATGCATAAGAATATTGTGTTCAGCCTGGAATACCAGCATGAAGTTGAAGGTGCCGGAAATGCCAAGTGGCATACCGTCAGAGAAGCTACCTTGTCCAAGGGGATAAACAAGAAAGACAGCAGTCGCCGCAGCGACCGGAGCGGAGTAAGCAACAAAGATCCAAGGTCTCATTCCGAGACGATAACTAAGTTCCCATTCTCGTCCCATGTACCCATAGATACCGATGAGAAAATGGAAGATGACAAGTTGGTAGGGTCCACCGTTGTAGAGCCATTCATCAAGTGATCCGGCTTCCCAGATGGGATAGAAATGCAGTCCAATTGCATTAGAAGAGGGCACCACTGCACCGGAGATGATGTTGTTTCCATAGAGTAGAGAGCCAGCGACGGGTTCACGAATCCCATCAATATCGACGGGAGGTGCTGCAATAAATGCAACAATAAAACAGGTTGTGGCAGCGAGCAGACAAGGGATCATCAGCACACCGAACCAACCAACATAAAGACGGTTGTTTGTAGAGGTAACCCACTCACAGAAAGATTCCCATGGTGAGCTACTTCTTTGTGAAATAATAGTTGAAGTAGCCATAAAAATTTTTCGTTAAAAAATCCTACCCACCCACCACAATAATTAATTAAAGGAAAGGAGCGAAGTCAAGGATGTTTTGCACTGGGCAGAACTCCTTGGCAACACGACCTTTCAATGTTTTAGATCCATGCCGACGATCGCAATCTACAGAGTATGCGCGATTGCGCTCAACAGTAAAGGCAGGGATACCAATGCTACGCTTTTGGTTGTAGCAAACACCGCGTGAGTAGTCACCATTAATGGGACAAGCGCGAATGTCTGTAGCATCACCGAGATTTACCTCGACTTCAACAGCTTGGACAGGGGCAGCAAGAAGAAGTGCTGCGGGAATAAACAAAAGCTTTTTCATAATCAGAACCTGTAAGTAGCACCGGCTTTGAAGTTCCAAGCCGTATCTTCACCAGTAATAAAGTACACTTCCTTGTACAGTTCGACGTTTTCAGTCACGTCAAGGACCACGCCAGCCTTACCTGACAGGTTGGTCTCAGCATCTTCACCATTAGGGAGAGAGAATGCAGGACCAGCTTGCACATACCAGTCAGCATCAGTATCACCAATAGAACCTTCAAACCCTTTATGGAGTTCGATCAAGGAACCAGTGTAGTCATTACCAATACGACCGGAGTTGGACTCAAGGTTGACATAGGGTCCAGCAATAGCAGCGGGAGCCGAAGCGAGGAGGATACCTGCAGCAATAAATGATTTCATGATTAATAAATAGAGTTTACTTTTTTTTAACTTTAACGCAGTTGTTTACGCGGGTACCACCTTTTACTTTAGTACCCGATTTCTTATAACCCTTCCAACAGGAAGGATCGAGACGAGTCTTAGTAGCCTTTTTTCTTGCCGCCACCTTTCTTACCTCCTTTGCAGTTGCCTCTACAGGCTTTCTTTCTACAGTTTTTACACATCAGAATACTCCAGGGATAATTTGACCGGTCAAGGCATACGCACCGAGCGCAGCCACGACGCCTAGCATAGCCAGACGCCCGTTCCAAAGTTCACCGTTTTCCATTGTTTTTTTAATCTCATTAAGGGTAACAATAAATTCTGCGTCGTTCACAATCATCAATAATCAATACTAGATTGCTCAAGACGGGCAAAAACATCAGCACGATAGGCTGGGTCTTTATCATAACGAGGATCTTGCATTGCAGCAACAACTTCAGCCTGACTACGGAACCCATTGTTTACAATAGGTGCTCCTTTGCCAGTCAACATCTGACCTTCACGACCATTAGAATTATCGTATGCTGATTGCAATCCAGCAGTAGCAAGTTTAATCATATTAACATCACCAGTATTGATGAGGTTATCAAAAGCTTGAACATACTGTGGGTCTAGATTTTTACTAGCCCAATCAACAAGTTGACCGTAAGCTTCTTCACCACCAACAGTAGCCTGTACTTCCATCACTTCTTTTTCACTAAGGTCAGGAGTACTTTGATAGTTCTGTTGAATATCCATGTATGCATCAAGAAGTTCTTTACTGTCCATACCTTGGAGAGTTTCCAAAGTTTCAGGTGACAGTTTACCACTCTCTTGATATTCACGAGAAGCTTCAATCAACTGTGTTGTTATTTCGTTTGAGGTCTCTTCGGGTTGTGTACTGGACTCTTCAGGTTCTTGTTTGCTGGTCTCTTGTTCATTGTTACCGAGTTTACTTTGCAATTCAAGGTAGGCTTGTTCGAGTGCTTCAGCGTCCTTGAATTTACCAGCAAGCATTTCACTCTGCTGTTGTTCTGCAGCTTCACCAATAGCTAGAGCTTCTTTCTCTGCTTCATTGAATTCAGGCTGATCTGCAGGGGTGGGATCATACGTCAGTGTTGCCATGTGCAGTAGTTACTTTAAGTTTACCAAGACCAACTTTAGTTACATAGTTGGGTGAACGTCCAAGTTTAGGAGTACCAATCTTTTCTTTTGGTTCATACTTGTTACCAAGTTGAGGAGTTTCAACAGTAACTGTTTCAGATTCTTTCCCTTCCATTTTAGAAAGGGTATGTTCTGCTTCCTCTACTTTACGTTCGGGATCAATACGATCAGGTTTCTTAGCCGACCGCTTGGTCCGGGGCTTGCGGGCTTTGTCCGTCCCCGGCATTGGTTGCATTGCCATTTAGTTCTGGGTTCTTAGATGGATCAAGGGCAGGAGCACTTGCAAACTGACCGGCTTGACCGACCATTTCACGTTGTAACTCCATTTGTTGTGCTTGTTGCACTTCACCTTCTACTTGTTCAGGTGTCTTAACAAGGTAAAGATAATCAATACCTTGAGCTGCAGCAAGTCGTTTGATATATTCTGTAGGATCAATGTACTTAGCAATTGCTTCTGGTCCCATTGTTTGAGCAATAGTAGTGATAAAAGACAGGAGACTTTCTCTATCTTGTCCACGTCCTAGTGCATTGACACCAGCAACAATCTGTGGTCGTACTAGATCCTTAGGAATCTTAGGTAGTTGTCCTCCTCTTTGGAGTACCAACATGGTACGATTAAGATAAGGTACAAGGAATTCAGTAGTCAAAAGGGAGAATAATCCCCCGAGTTGCCGTTCGAGTTCGAGTTGCGTAATTCGGACCTCTTCCGCTGTTGTGCGCTCAGAATTTCGTACTTGCAGAATAAGGAATGCATCAGCAATTCTTTTTTCTAGTTGGGTAGCCATCTCGGCAGCAGTTCTGAAGTCTGCAGTCTTACCAACCTGAATAACTTGTACATCTTCAGGTCTACCTTGAACAATTGCACCGTTCCCAGCTTTAGCTAGAGTGTTCGGTTTAGTTGTACTTGATGGTGACACAAGGAAGATCACTTTAGCTGCTGCTGCAGAGCCTTCTACAAGTGCTTGAGTTAATGCTTCAAGTGATTTAAGATCACCAAAGAATTCTTCTACTCTACCTCTACCATATTCCTCACCATCGACTGTATTAAATCTGAGAACAAGCCATGGACTTGCATTCTTCGGAGCAGTGCTACGGCTATTAGGAATTACTTGATCATAAGCTTCCTGATGCCAGACCCACCGCCCACTCTTGCTATCCATGCGAACGTAAGTGTACACTTCAACGTCCTCATTAGTGCTCATGTAGTTGGCATCAAGCCCACCACCTCCACTAACAGCGTTAGGTTTAGGTTCTTTAATTGGTACGAGTTCTTTTGCAATCAGTTCTTTAGTAACAATTTCAATTACATTACCGTCACCATCACGATTAACAACGTAACGGTTCAATGGATAATGTTTAAGCCCTTCTTTATTCATAAAGATAAGAGCATTGCCACCTACAATAAGATGTTTGATTGCTTCATGTACAACAACACGATCATTAGATGCGTTGATGTAATCCATAACCATTCGTTCAATTTTATTAAACGAAAGGTCTAGTTCACTACGGATCTGTGGATCTAACTCTTCATTAAGTTTATCATCTCGGATCTGTAGTTTAAAAAATGTAGTCTGTGGTGGTAGCAATGCAAGCATAAGTTTACTTGCCAAAGCTACAACTGATTTGGCACCGATCGATTGCCAAGGAGAAGGAAGCGGTTGGTGAATAGTCTGCCCACTATCCTGACGGATTAGGTAAGGAAGGGTGAGCATTGAACACTCAACAGCTTTATTAAGGAATGCACTACGGTCTCCAGACAGAGCACCGTATCTCATACGAGCATTGACATTAGCCAAGATTAATTCCTCCTGATTTAGAAGCTCCAAGATTAATTGGAATCCTCAGCTGACTAGTACCACGGCTTACTGCACCAGAAGCTTCAGCCCTTGATCGCTTCAGTTTAATACCTGGAGCTTTCTTTTGACCTGATTGAAGAGGTTGTGGTGCTGGTGGTGGGAGTGATGGTGCAGGTGGAGGAGCCACTGGTGCAGGCATTGCTGGCATCGGTGGGATTGCAGGTTGTGTTGGTTGTTGATTAAATAGGCACACGGGATTCGTCCATTTTATTTAAGATCCACTCCACTACACTACGTTGACCAGCAGAGAACATGATCTCTCGGTCATTCATGTGAGGAGTGGGATTGACGGGTGGAAAAATCTCATTCATTTCTTCAACAAGTACATTCAATTGAATGCCTTTTGTTTCAAGAAGACTAAGCGTACTGGGGGAGGTTGACTGCATTGTGTTCAAAGAAAGCAGGCATACGTGCTGCCTGTGTGAAAGAAAGTTCAGGTGCTTTGCCCTGATACATAAGATTGTCGCTCTGTTTCAGCCAAAAATTTTTGTCCAATTTTTTATCGGCTGCATTAGCTTTCAAAGGCTGCATTACCCAGTTAATTGTAGCTTTTCTAAGCTTATCCAAACTAGGACTAATATCCAATCCAAGTTCTTTACACACAAGGGAATTACATGCGACATGGATCTGTTCGTCTCGACTAATATCGGCACTTACCGTACGCATCCCAGCATCACCATTAGCGCGAAAGAAGGGCAAGAGAACAAAGAAAATCGCACGTTCGGCAACCATCGCTTTGGTGATTGTATGATCTGGATGCTCAATCCAAGCTTTCTGCAATGCAAGTGCTTCCCTCTCAGCTTTGGGATCCACTCCAAAAGAATTGGCGATGTAACCAAGTGCCAGGTCGTGATTCTCCTCATCTTTAACGTTTGAGAGGAGTAATGATTTAGCCGAATCGGGAACGTTCTTTTCCAGTGCATCTGCAATAAAATTTCCTACGGGTACTTCCATATGGCGCATTGCCAGAGCACGGTAGATAGCTTCTTCTGCACCTTCTTTTACTTTACCAGCTGTTGTTTGTACTGGTGTCCATTTGCGCTTCCGCGCCATTAGCTTTTCGTATGGGTTCATTCTTGACAATCACATTGAGGTTCGTTTAAAAGAGCGTCAAGATAATCGTCAACGTCACTGTCTTTAAGAGCAGCGTATGCATCAGATTTATCCTGAACATCTCCCATTACTTGTAGGGAGTAGTAGAGGGATGTCTGGGGCGATTCAAGCCACTCTTCGATAAACGCTTCATCCATGATAGTCAAGTCTGACCACCAATTAAATGAATAACCGTGAAGAAGTCCAGTCCTATTATAAAGCCGCATGATACCATCTGCGACTCGTTTGTAATTTTCCCAGCCTACATCTGAGGCGATCTCTACTTCGCCATATTCGTAGGTTTGGACACCAAATGTACCACTGTCTCTATCAACAGTCTTAGCAATTGGTGGGGCAATTTCAGGAGCACATGTAAAACCATCTGCATCTTTACTTCGATAAGAACACGAAGCAGTAGGAGCGATAGCAAATGCTCTTTTCATATTATATTTTTTAGCTACTTCAGCCGCAGCTTTAATAGCTTCATCTAATCTAACAACCAGCTGGTACGCGACAGTTGCTTTAACATCTCCTTGGAGGAATTGCTGGATAGCCCGCCCGAACTGTTCATAACTGACACTGTACCTTCGCAACATGTTTGCGAGCCCCAAGATTCCAAGTCCAACTTGTCTATCTTCGGTTGGATCGAGGTATTCGCCAGTCTCTCCAACGCCTGTTCGACCATGCAATTCACACAACTCTTGCATCCCGTAAACGAAAGCACCTGTAAGGTCTTCGATGTCTGTAGATCCGAGGTTAATATGCTGAAGGAGACAGGTGCCACGACTGGGTAAATAGACCTCCAAACATACATTTCCACGGATACGTTTTGTTCC